AAGCTCAAGAATGAACCTGTTCTTAATGGGATTCAAGGTCACAGCAACTGCTGAGGAAGACGACGGTATCGTCAATGTCCTGGCGGAGAGTCTGCCTTCAAACGAAAAACGAGTCCAAACCAAATTTCAACTTCTTCAAAAAGCTAACCACTACGTCGGAAAGCTACTCAAGAAACTGGAAGTTGGGCAAACGGTTCTCTCCATGGGTCCAACAATTCCAACTATCGATGGTGTTCTAAAGATGCAGCCCATGCTGGTTGTAACTCAGGACAACTTCGAAGACCTGCTGGCTATCAACGTCTTCATGGCCACAGGTGGACTAGGTCCCAAAGCTGAAGAAGTAGAACTCTCCGATACAACCGTAACTAACAGATCACTTGCATGGCAAACAGAAGAAAATGAGACAGCTTGGTTCAAGCTCACTGGATGGGGTGAGCTGTCTGCGCAACTAGCAGAACTAGCGCCTGGGACGCCTACCATTGCAGTAGGTAAGGTCTCAACAAGCGAAAAAGACGAAAAAAGCTACCTAAACTACACGGTAGATAAAATTCTTTATCTGCCTAAATCGACTAAAACCGCCCCTAAGAAAGCTGTGGACCCCGAAAAAGGTAAAGTCTCTGCTGCTGCTATCGGTTCTATCGATTTCTCTCTCTGATTTCTAACTAACCATGGTGTTCATTGCTGGCCAATTTTCTCAGGACGAAATTCTCTGTAACGTCCCTCCGCATACTCTGAGGATTGATCTTCAGGCTCGTCGTTGGAAATCCGACGTCGATCCCGATTCCGCTATCGTCGACCGAAACGACAACGGTATTCCGATTGAGTTTGTACTCGTCGGTTTTACTCCGTATTTTGGAAACCTGGGGATGCGAAACCAGGAAGAGTTCCTGCGCATCGCATATATCGGTGTCTCTCCGAACCATCGTCTTTTGCCGCCACGCTGCGTCACAACGTCGATGATCTCAGGCAAGTCGTCTCAAAAGAACTTCATCAGTTACTTTCAGACGCTTTACAACAACCGGATCAACTGCGCATCCGTCATTACAACAACTAAGTTTGTTACTCGCAGCTTTAACGAGCGCGATCCGATGACGGGAGCCGACGGAGCAAAGATCAACTTCAATGCTCTGGAGTTCGCTGATCGTCCTCCCGCTAACGAGGAAGAAATCAAGCTGATCGAGGACATCAATAAGTGGCTGACCGACAAGGGCGGTAACTTATGCGCCTCTGCACTCAAATCCCACATTCCGGGATCTGATCTGGTGGAGCTGCCTTTGGGTTCAGATCACAATGAGATCAAAGCTCGATTTGCTGCAGAACACCAAGGCACTCCGGCGGCTTCCTTCAGTGCTGCGCCTCAAGCAAAAGCACTAAAGTCAGCTGAAGACACTGCAGAAACCACATCGGAACCCCCAAGCGCCAAAGGCAAAAAAGCGATTGAGTTGACTGCAGAACAAGCAAAAACTCTAGGTCTCGATTTTTAGGCTATCCTTCAAAAGAAGCCAAGGTGAGAGCGGTATATCCGCTCTTTTTTATTGCTCCAACTCAGAGGGATGCTCAGCTTCTTTAGGCATAAGCAGCTCGTCGAACCCAGGTAAAACCACGCCGCTGCGAGCGCACCAACCGGCGAGACGAGAAAACAGGTGGTTTCGGATCAAATATTGTTTGTGCACCCCCTCGAAGATCACCATCATTTGATCGCGGTCGAGCTTGGCGAAGTCACCTACTACCCTCTTGTGTAGGAACTCCTGCTCTGTGCTCAGCCATTCCAGATTTAACATAATCTATAGAATGCACTGAAGTCATAATAGGCAACGAAACGTGGTCTGATCCGAATTTTTGGTTAAACTCTGACAGCCTTGGCAGCGGGTCTCTTGACCGAAACGTTTTACCGAATACCAAACGGTGTTACGCACGCCCTCATCAAACACTCATTCATCACCGGATCAATTTTGGTCCCATATGATCCCCTCTCGACACTGAGCGATCAACTCCGAAAACACAGGTTCTCGGTCACCGAAAACAAGGATGAAGCCAACCTGACAGATCCCGTCTGGTGGGTCGGTCAAAAGGACAAAAAATTTGATTGGGTTGTGGCCGCTACTACCGGTCTCGGTGACTATACAGAGTATATTCTTGAATATGGCATACAGATTGCTACACAAGGCATAGCTGTTTTAGACCGCCTTTCGTTCATCGAACCAGTAGCCAAGCGTAAAAGTTTCCTGCTGTCGAACAAGATCAGCAATATGATCGTCCTGAACCCACGCCCGAAGTTCAGAGCTATCGGTTCGACTAGGGACTCAGTAACAAGCTGTTGGTTCGTGTTCCAAAAACCAGAGTTCTGGCATGATGGAACCCAAATTACATTCGGTCTCGATTGGGATCGCGTTGATCCACTACCTCCCCTCCAATGACTTACACACGTCAGCAGAAATTCGACAAGTTCCAACGCGATGTTCTGGATCAACTCAACAAAACAAACGCTCTCCTCGAAAAAGTCACAGCTCTGTTGGTTTCCGATCAACTCCTCCAGGAATGCGTATCGCCCGACGGTGAGGCTCGAACTGCCGCAGACTGCGCGGAGATTATTACCGAATCTTATTGCGCAGGTCTTTGCCTCGCCGAAGAACTGAACGACCGCAACCGAGAATTTGCGTACCAAAAATCTGAATTCTTTGTGGATTCAGATGAAGACGAAGAAAACGATGAAGAGGAAGAGGATGACGAAGATGATGACATCGGACCCCCTCCTAGGTTTCAAATGTCGTTTTAAATAACATGCGAACGATACCAAAGGAAATCCTCGATAAAATAATCGTGGATTCGACGTCCCCCACGGGGGCTCGATGGGCGGAAGGTTCTAAAAGGCACGCCGAAGGTTCTCCTGTAGGCTACGAAACCGCTAACAAACTTTATTGGCGGCAAAAAATAAACAACAAAGAATACGCTGTACATAACTTAATATGGATAAAACAATACGGAAGTATACCCGATCACAAAACAGTAGACCATATTGATAACGATGGAAAAAATAACCTTTTAAGTAATTTGAGGCTTGCCGATTCTCTTCAGCAGCTTCAAAATAGACGAGGTTGGAGTAAAGAAAAACTTAGAGGAGTCAGTAAAGTTAAGAATCAAAACTTATTCACAGCTTACTGCATGTATCCTGAGTACGGTAGAGTGCATCTAGGCTATTATAAATACGCAGAACACGCTGCAATCGCTCATGATATAGCAGCGACAATACTGTTCTCCAAAAACAAATATTACAAAATAAATTACCCAAGAGGATTCTGGTTAAAAGAGGATACTCACATAAGCGAAAAAGTACTAGAAAAACTCAACGCATTTTTTGAGAAAAATGTATAATTCAGACAAGTCGACACAGACACGGTGTCCCAAACAAGAATTACGTTAAACGGCTTACGGCACTATATTTGTGCGGGTGTTGCTAAACCGCTACCGTCAGTAACAAGTGTTTTATCGGCAACACAGACAGAAGATACACGCAAAAAACTTGCGCATTGGAATTTAATGAACCCTGGTATGGCGGATAAAGCCGCAGCCCGAGGGACTTTTATTCACAATGCCGTAGAAAATTATGTAAGGGGTTTAGCGGTACACCCTTCTGATGATCTAATGCCTTATTGGACCGGGATGCCGGATAAGCTAGATGAGCTACTGGAGAACGGTACGATTCTCTGGAGTGAAAAGCCATATAACCAACCGCAGTGGTCTCGCTACGTAGGTGAGGATGGTGTAGGCCGGATTCATTACTACAACGAAAACACGGGTCATGGTTACGCCGGATGCTGTGACATCATCTACAGAGATGGTAACGGGGAAGTTATCCTGGGTGATTTCAAAACCAGCGTCGGTCCTTACTCCGCAAACTTTCCGAAAGCAAAAGACAACATCCCAGACCACGTGCGCAAGGCTTTGGTCAGCGGTGTGTTTAAGTTAAAGAAGACACAACTTCAACTCGCTGCATACTCTTTAGCGGCCGAAACTTGTCTCGATTTACGTGTCGATAAAACTCAAATCATTGTGTCTACTCCGCTTCCTGAGTACCCGGTTCAAGTATTCACATTTAGCCGGGCTCAGCTAGAGAAACACATGGAGCAATGGCTGCAAGTATTGCGCCAGTTCTACGACAAACTTAAAGACTGAATGCTTCTTCT